CTATTGTTGCAGTTGATAATACTGTCAGTATTACTTATGACAACGTAAATTTTACAACTCCTGGTAAAACAAAAAAATATGTAACAACATCTATTACTTTTAATCAATCAACAATACAAGCACAAGGACCAGCAGCAGATTATTATTCTGGTGCAATTCAATGTAATATTTATGTACCAAAAAATAAAGGTTCTTCTGTTTTATCTGTTTTAGGTGAAGCTGTAATAGATGGTTTAACTTCTATTAATGCTTCTAATTATTCAGACCCATTTTCTTGTAAACCAGTAATAGGAGAGATATCTGGTCCAATTCCTGTAGAAGTAGAAGATCGTTCACATTTTTTAGGAATTATATCCTGTTCCTTTTTCGCAAATAGCTGATATAATTTTAATAGCTATATAATATTATGACTAGAGCTATTGATCTTTTAAAAAATAAATTTGGCGTAAGTCAACTTTATAAATATGACATCAAAGATAATGATGAAATTTTATTAACTATTTATTGGCATCCATTAACTATTGCTGAAAGGGAAGCTATTCAGAAAAAAAGTAATGCCGAAGATGTTAATGATTTTGCTTTGCAGTTAATGATTGAAAAAGCATTGGATGAAAATGAAAAAAGATTATTTCAAGATGGTGATAAAGTTTTTTTAAGAAGAGAGGTTGCTGCATCTATTCTTCAAGAAATACAACTGGCAATGTTAGAAGCTGGTGCTGATAAGGAGGTTGAAAAGGCAAAAGCCGATTTGAAAAGCTAATCCTGATTGGATGTTTATTTATTCATTGGCAAATGAATTAAAAAAATCTGTCAGTGAATTATGTAAAACATTAACTGTTGAAGAAATGATAGGTTGGGCTGCTTTTTATGAGTTAAGAAACGAGGAAGAAAAAAAAGAAATGGATAAAATCAAAAAACAAAGCGTTATGCGTAAAGCAAGGTAGAATAGAGTATAAGTTTGTCTAATTAGGTCGAGATGGCACAGAAGGATATAACGATAAGAATAAAAACGGTAGAGACTCAATTAAATCAGTCTCTTAGAAAGATAGAGAAATTAGAAAAAACAGTAAAAAGATTAAGTCAGAAAAAAGTAAAATTAGATACTTCAGCAGCAGAACAGGCAGCAAAAAAATTAAGAAAAGAAATAGAAAAAGGCGATAAAATAGTTGATAAATTATTTAACCCTTTTAGAACTGATGGTTTTGGAAAATCAATAGCAAAAGTTAATAGTCAACTTAGCTTAGTTACAAAATCATTTAATGCTGCCACAAGTGCAGCAGAAAGGCAAAGAAGTGCAACTGCTTTAATAGCTGGTAATTTTAAAAAGATGAGAATGGAAGCTACTGCTTTTGCACAAGCAAGTGGCAATGCTCAAGCTTTAAGAGGTGCTGCTGGAGGTAGTGTTGGAAATAGATTAAAAGAAATAAAAGAATTTCCAAAGACTATTCTTGCAGGTAATAAAGCTATGAGCATCCTTAATGGGATGTTAGAACTGGCTGAAGTTAATTCCAAAGATTTTTTAGCTATTAGTAAAGCCATAGGTGAACAGTTAAGACAAAATGCTGAAATTGAAAAAGCGTCAAATCAAGCTAGAGGTGATTCCGTAAAGAAACAAAAGTTTGCCTCAGTAGAATTAGGAAGTACAGAAGAACTACGTCAACGTCAACAGTTTGCAGAAAATAAAAGAGTTATAGAAGAACAAATTGCAAATACAGCACAACGTATTAATGATTCTAAACTCAAGGCAGTTACCAAAGAAAAGTTATTAAATGATTTAAAACGTAGTGGTTTACAAATAGAACAAAATCAATTTAAGGTTGCAAAACAAATTAATATTGAAACTCAAAAAAATCTTATAGCACAAGAAAAATTACAAGCAAGAAAAGCAAGAATAATGAGTAGCACTCTAATTGGTGGTGGTTTTCCTTTATTGTTTGGTGGTGGTCCTACTCAAGCTATTGCAGGTGCTTTAGGTGGAAATATTGGAGAAAGAATGAGTCCTGGAGGAGGTTTTGCTGGTTCTATTGCTGCAACTGCTTTAATGAGTAAAATTCAAGAATTTGTTAATTCTGCAAGAACAGTAGGTAATGCTCTTAAAGATGCGAATTTAGGTTTAGAAAAATTAGAAGAGATGGGTTTTAGAGTAGATAAGGCTACAAAAAAACAAGTAGAAACTTTATTAGAACTTGGAAAAGTAAGAGAAGCAGAAAATCTTGTAAATCAAAAGTTTGCAGACATTATTGGTCCACAAGCCGTCAAAAATTTACAAGATTTAGATACTGCTTTTGATGAATTAGATCAAGAGGTATCGAAATTATTTTTAAGTTTATCTGGTGAACTCTCACCTGTTTTTACTACAATAATAGATTTCACAACAAAACTTGTAAAACTATTAAATCTATTACCTCTTAAAGAGATCTTAAGTGTAATCAATCCTATGTTTAGACTTTTAAATATGGGAGATACTCTTAATGAAATGAATGAAACAAGAAAAGCTAATACTCTTATGGATTTTGGTTTGGCATTTGCAGGAATTAAACCATTAAATAAACCTAATTTAGAAAAAAAGATGGACCTATCAACAGGTCTAACTGAGGGTGGCGATGGTACAAGTGGTGGATCTGGTGGAAGAAAAGACTTTTCACAATTTGAATTAAATATTTTAAGTCAGAGAATACAATTACAAAAATTAAGCGGTGGTTTGTTAAATGAAGATGTTGTAAATAGAAAAAGAGGAATTATTTTTGCAGAATCAGCATTAAAACTTGCACAGGCAGAGGGTGATGCAGGAAAAATAGCTGTAATTCAAAAAGAAAGGCTATTAAAACTTAA